CCCAGTTAAACTGTCTTTGGTCAATTCTACAATCATTTTATGTCTTACAGGATTTATCTGATGACGAATGGCAGTAATTAGATAGGGCCCTGAGTACAAAGGATCTAGTTTAGATTTGCTTTTATCGTTCTGATCTCTTGGAGCAATCATGGGATAGTTTAGTAGTATCATCTGACCACATTCAACATCTGTTCTTCCGGGAACATGCATGATGAGCTTAAAAGTATCTAGTTCCAGAAGATTGCTTCGGCGATTGCCATGCACATCCTTATAGACTTCGTTTACATTTTCATCAAAATCATCAAATAACTTGGGGTGTTTGGGATAATAGCTAATATCACACAAGGGATTACGCAAGGTATTGTATGCAAAAAATGGCAATGCTTCTTTTTCAGTCTGGCCAGACATATGATGGTATTCGTTAAAACTCAAAGAATGATCATAGTCAATGACTTCATACTTTTTATTCATTACGTCGAGTTCAATGAGTCTATTGGCCAAATAACCACTGGTATAGTTTTTCGCATGATCAACAGTAACAATGTTTTCTATGCTATCGGTCAGAAACATCTCTCTTTGTATGTCGCGACTAGGGCCCTCCCTGAGATTGCTTTGGGCATAGGTATATTCACCAACATAGCGTTTGTCACGATAGACATCTCTAAAAATTGTTTCCAGCGCAGCAAAATAAAAACATTTATTGCTTTCCCAGAACATGAAATTGCAAGCCTTGCCTTCTTTGGGTAAAGCCTTGCTGGCCAGCCAGTTGATGCAACGAAATGCCGTCCATCCAGGACTCACAAATTTAACTTTGTTCTTGGTTTCGGTGAGTATTTTCAGGGGTGTATCTTCGATGCTTTCAACTATCCTATCACGAGCTTCGGTTGCATCCAACGAACGACTCATGGCAACATAATCTTCAAAAATTTTAACGACTACGTCGTCTATGCTGCCTTCGAAACTTTTGTAGATTGGGTAGTTCATGTCCAGAACCATTTCCTGGCTACAAAAATTTAAGGTATAGAGCTGTGTATTTTGACCACGAACAATGTGCTTATCGGTGATGCCGGTTATTCTAAAGGTTTTCTGAATGCTGCTTGGGAATGTTGGTGTAGTAAATTTGACCATTAAAAGTTCATCACCAACTATGGGCATTTCGGTTATGAGGTTTCGACTGTCGCTTATGACCAAAGAACCAGTCATGCCCGGACTAAAAATTTCTTCGTAAAGGTTAAATTCGACAAAGTAATCATCGAGGTCGACCACAAAATTTCTTGTGCTGACCAGTAGCATTTGCTCGATGTTTACATCACCAGGATTTTCTAAAACCGCACTAACTTTCATTGATCAATGGCCTTCTTGAACTCTGCTAGAAACCTAGGTACAAATTCAGGTTTTAAAATCCTTATATCTCTGAGCGAATCATTGTTACGAATCTCATACAGCCTGTTGGAAACTGCTTCCATGTTAAGTTGATTGCCTGAATTCCAGGTTATGCTATCAACATACGTGCCATTAGCGGTATATTCATAATGGTGTACTGCCTCGGGTCCGTTTTCAAATACTGTTCCAGTAAATGGTAACACAGCAACAGCTCCGCCTACCTGACCAGTTAAATTGGCACCATTGGCTGCGAACGTACCGGATACGTTGATGACAGATAATTTATTGCCATCTGTGTGTATGACTCTGGCGCTACCATCATTTGTACTAACAGTCTCGCCAATGTTAAAAAAATGGGATACATTGGCTGCTAAAAACAAGTTGCTAGGATATTTGCGTTCTATGTATTTTTCTAGTCTGTACCAGTCCATGGGCCAGGCAAATCTTGGGTCTAGTATTTCATTACATAATAATATGACCCAATAAAGCCCAGGATCATCATAGAATCTATCAGCCAAAATTTCTGGTGTATCCCCATCTTGAATGCTATAAAGCTCGTAGAGAACATTTTGATTTTTAACAGCTTCGCTGATGGCAATTCGTCTAAAAATGTCCTGTACAACTTGTCCGGTCTTGTTGTTATCGAGCGTATAATACAAAGCCGGGAAATATTCGAAATAGGCCATGTTAATATCCGAGTTGTACTTTTTCTTTGGTGAGCAGTTCCATTTCTTGGAACGATAACGACATGTTTATCTCAGTGGGCGTTCCATCATGAAAACTACTCATGCCTCCGGCTCCACCATAATTCACACTTAAATTGGTCAGCGCGCTGGGAGCTATTTTATGAAAATACGTATTTTCCTGGCCCTTATAAAAATAAACAATCTGAAACTCTGCGGGGTAGATAAAAAATAAATTTCCAGTGCTTAATTCAGGATGCATATGAAACTTGAACATGTCAATGATACGTTTTATATTATCAACCTCGTATTGATTCTTTGGTAAAAATCTGTAATTGAATTTAAAGGCTCTGTAGTCAATTTGTTCAAATAACATTTCCCTAAAAGGGTTGGTTTTCATTTTAGTCATGGCCTGTGCGGCTGCTCCTGTGACACCGCCAGCTGCCATGGCACCGCCTATGGCACCACCCAATGTACCCTGTAGTTTAGCACCTATGGCTGCGCCAGCCAGAGCACTTAACCCCAAAACTCCGGCTTCGGCGGCCAGGCCAGCTGCTCGACCCTGTTCCAACGCACCTGCGGTTTTACCCAAAGCACCAAAAATGGTTCCTAGTGCAGTATCATTGTACTTGGCATCATAGCTTACCGATGGTGGTTCCTGTACGGCTAGAGTAATTACATCGCTTATTCTATAGCTTTGATCGGGTTTAAGAATGTCAGGCCCGGCCTTTTGTGCCAACCAGCTTACACCAAGACCAGCAGCTCCTCCGGCTATGCCTCCGGCAGTCTGAGCCGCTCCACTGGTTTTTGCATTTTTACTGGCCAGATCAACCTGCTGTTGTGTGCCGCCAGCTTTCTTGACCTGTTGGCCGGACTTAAGACTAGCAAATTTTTTAACCGCTCCAACACCAAGAACCGCTCCTGCTCCGGCTGCAGTGATGTTAATGGCTCTGCCGATTTCATCAGGAGTGAGACCAGCATCAGGCGGTCTGGTTATGGCCTGCTCTTTGAAACGGTTTTCTGTATTAAATTTTGATTTGCCACGTATGTTGATGTAAAAACTTACATAGTGTGGAAAATCATCGCTGTTTACATTTTCCGGAAAACTCAAGGTGCCAATGTTATACTTGCCAGTAGAAATCGAAGCTTCAGAAGATCCTGTTGTTTGATTAATGAATCGACGTCGATCATCGAGTTCTTTGCGTTTGGCATAGTCGGCACTTCTGTAATTGGAATTTTCCATGAGTCGCCATAAATAGTAGAAGGGGTTAAATTATTTATGGCTGAGTACAAGAACACCTATAGAGGAATCTATAGAGTCGAGCATCCAGAAAAATATCGAGGTGATATTACACAGATCGTCTGGCGTAGTACCTGGGAACTTCGTTTCATGAAATGGTGCGATCATAATTCTGCAGTGCTGGAGTGGGGCAGTGAAACTGTAATCATACCCTATGTTAGTCCCTTGGATCAACGCGTTCACCGATACTTTGTGGATTTTTACATGAAAGTACGTGACCGCAACAATCAAACTACCAAGTATCTTGTCGAAATTAAACCAGAAAAATTTACCCGGCCACCAGTCAAACCCAAACGCATAACCAAGAGATTCATTGACGAAGTATTTCAATATGGTGTAAACGACGCAAAATGGAAGGCTGCATTTGAATACTGTGAAGATCGTAACATGAAGTTCATGATACTGACCGAAAAAGATCTAGGCATAAAATCATCAAATAAATAACCCATGGCATCTGTATTCGATAACATCAAACCCGATCCTGAAGCCAGTTATCAATGGTATCAGCAACAGGTTCGCAAGCTGACCAATGTTCGTGGTCAGACCGAACGCCTCATGCGAAGCAGTGGGTCGCTTACAAATAAACCATTGCCGGGCTTCATGTATTTGTTCTTTTATGATGCCAAGCACAAGGATACATTGCCATACTGGGATAGGTTTCCACTGGTCTTTCCTTATAGATTGATTCCTGATGGATTCTATGGTCTTAATCTTCATTACTTGCCCTATATGGTTAGATTCAAAATACTAGCCAAATTGACTGATTATGTAAACAATGACAAAAACGATCAAACCACAAAGATTCGACTTAGTTGGAATCTCATACAGAGTGCAGCCACGCTAAGGCCATTGCAAGCCTGTGTCAAACACTACCTCTATGCTCATGTTGAAAGTCGTTTTCTTAACATAGCCTACCCAGATTGGGTCACTGCCAGCCAACTGCCCGTAGAGCAATTTGTTGGCGCCAATAAAACAGCTGTCTGGCGTGACAGCAGGAAGACATACTAATGGCCGCTTTCAGCATAGAGAATTTTAGATCCACTGTAGCCGAAACTGGTCTGGCTCGCAAAAATCGTTTCGAAGTACTATTGGCTGCTCCACCACGGGTATTAGAAGGGCTGGATTATAGCAATCAGGCACTGAGCCTCATGGCCGAAAGTGCAGTATTTCCTGAACTCAACATCAATGCCGAAGTTTTCAGTAGCTGGGGTCCAGCCATACACAGACCCAAAAGCATAAACTATGGCGGATTCATGATGCTGGCTTTTCATGTAGATATGCGTGTGAAAAAACTTTTTGATCGATGGATGCAGAGCATAGTCGATGGTCGCCAATACACTGTAAGCTATCAGCAAGACTACATTGCTCCTTTTGTAAACATTACACAGCTTGACGATCAGGACAACGAAGTCTACACCATAACACTCGAAGAAGCATTTCCTGCAACACAGACTCAACTGGATCTAAATCATGGCATACAGAATGCCTTTCATCTCTTACAAGTGAATTTCAGATTTAGACGCTGGTACGAAGGTGAGCCCAGATACGGTGTGAATACCAACAGAAATAGTTTGGATAGAAACAGCATTATACCTACTGATCCACCGAATTTTGCCACCATCACTGGAGATGTAAATCAAGAACTTGGAGCAGGAACCTTTAATTCTCTAGGAGCAGGAGCCTAAAATATCATGCCTTTACCAGTACTTGAAGTGCCGACATATGAAACCATTGTACCCAGTACACGAAAACCCGTAAAATACAGACCATTTTTAGTCAAGGAGCACAAAGTATTGTTGATGCTCAAAGATGCCGAGAGCAAAGACATAACCCGAATTGTCAGTGAAGTTGTTGATAATTGCACATTCAATAAACTTAAGATAGATCAACTGGCTTTCTTTGATCTTGTGCATTTGTTCATAGAACTCAGAAAAGCCAGCATAGGCGAAGTTTTAGATCTCATAGTAAATTGTGAGTGTGGTACTAAAATTGAAACACAGACAAATCTGGGTTCAGCCAAGATTATTAACAGCGAAGGTCACCAGAATCGCATAGCATTATCCAGAAGTGTTGCCATAGACATGCGGTATCCGCATCTGGACGAAGGTCTTGAAGCATATCTAAGCACTGATGCTGATAAGGTGATTGATCTTTTATGTGACTGCATCGTAGGCGTACATCAGGACAATGAATTTTACGATGCCCGTGAAAGCACTCGAGAAGAAATGGTGAACTTCATAGAACAACTTAACACCAAGCAGTTAGAAAAGTTGATGAGCTTTTTTAGCACCATGCCCAGAGTAGTCCTAGATGTTGTCACGGATTGTCCGAGCTGTAAAAAGCATCACGAATTAAAATTAGAGGGTCTAGACAATTTTTTCGTCTAGGCCTGGCCCAGGAAAGTTTAGAAAACATGTTTCGCTCAAACTTTGCTTTGATGCAATTTCATGGTTATGATCTAGCAGTACTTGAAAACATGATGCCCTGGGAACGGGCCGTATACATTGATTTACTGATGTTACATATACAAGAAGAAAACCAAAAAGCCAACATGAGGCGCATAGCACAACAGGGAGCATGAGATGTTCGGTAAGAAAAAAGAAGAACCCAAGGTCGAAGAAACCAAAGAAGAAGATTCTAAATTAATCCCTGGCAATGAAGCCAAAGAGGATTGGATGACCAAAAAATGGCGTCCCATGATGGCCATGATGTATATGCTTTGCTGTTTGGCTGATTTTGCCATATTTCCTGTGATGTTTACTATTGTACAGTTCTGGGAAACACAAGCAGCTAATGATGCCTTTCGCCAATGGGTTCCAATTACCTTGCAGGGCGGCGGTTTGTTCCACGTAGCTATGGGTGCGGTACTGGGTGTTAGCGCTTTTGGTCGTACACAGGAAAAGATTGCTGGCGCAGCCGGTGGT